TCTGATTTTGTTAAAGATAGTACCCTCGAATCGACTAGAGTTGCAGTCTGGTCATACCTACAGATGGAGTCCGCTATGGAGAAGAAACCGCCTAACTTCCACATCATTGATGGGGGTAAAAAGGACGTAGTATCTGATAACAGCGATGACCTGTATACAGGGTTAATGATGGAATTGGGGGGTACACCTTCTGATAACAGTGACCTTGAAGTGCGGAAAGTTGAGCGCACAGAAGTGGTCGAAAGAGCACCAGAAGAGATGCAGAATCTTCCAGTTTTTGGATTCAAGACCAAGACGATCGTTGAAACTGGAGACGATGGCAAGGATGTCTTACGAGATGTTCCTGTCGTTCATACCCAGCAGACAAGTCTTCGCCAGTGCGACACCTGCTTCGTTGCAAGTAACTGCCCAGCGTTCAAACCACAGAATCAGTGCGCCTTTAACCTGCCAGTCGAGATAAAAACCAAAGATCAACTCAAGGCATTACTCACCGCAGTTATCGAAATGCAGGGTCAAAGAGTGGCTTTTATGCGTTTTGCAGAGGAAATGAATGGTGGATACGCCGATCCAAATCTCTCGCAAGAAATTGATCGCCTCCTTAAATTGGTAGGCAATGTCAATGAGATGGATCAGAACAAAGAGTTCATCCAGATAACTGCAAGCCGTCAATCATCGGGTGGTGTGCTCTCCGCAATCTTCGGAGATCGTGCTCAAGCCCTCCGAGAATTGCCAGAGACGCTCAAGGAAGAGTCTGTTACCAAGATTATTCAGCAGTCTATCGAAGAATAGTACTATCTGATAACAGCGTATTAACAGGTATGAAACTGGGTAGTCGTTTACCCTTTTGTCCAAGCACTTGTCAAACTTGCTTCTTAGCAGGTGCGTGATAGGTTTCATTCCCTCACAATAGGGAACTCAAAATCAGTGGGGTATTTCAACAAGTAGAGAAATAGGGTATATCAATGTCATTATTTTCATTCAAATTGGCTGACGACTTTGTCGCTTCATACAAGGCAAAGAAGGCGCCATTTGGTTATCAAGATGCGGCTGGCAACTCGGTAGGTGAGATCACTTACCTCCGTACCTATTCGCGCCTCAAGGCAGATGGTACGAAGGAGACGTGGGTTGATGTCTGCGAGCGAGTCATCAATGGGATGTACTCCCTGCAGAAAGATCACGCCAAGTTAAACCGCTTGCCATGGTCTGATGCCAAGGCAGCAGCATCGGCTAAGGAGGCATTCGATCGACTCTTCGAGTTGAAGTGGACACCTCCAGGTCGTGGCTTGTGGGTCATGGGTACGCCTCTCGTCAACGAGCAGCGCAACTCAGCCGCATTGCAGAACTGCGCCTTCGTCTCTACTGGTTCAATGACCAAGACAGACCCAGCCAAGCCATTCGCATTTCTTATGGAAGCCTCCATGCTCGGAGTGGGCGTTGGCTTCGATGATAAAGGAGCAGATAAGGAGTTCAAGATCTATGAGCCACAAACAGGTGAAGCCTATGTCATCCCAGACACCAGAGAAGGTTGGGTTGAAAGCACCTCTACCCTCATCAATTCCTACCTTAAGCCAGATACGAAGAGCCCAGTCTTTGATTACTCGCTCATCCGCCCAGCGGGAGAACCAATCAAGATCTTTGGAGGAACCGCAGCAGGGCCAGACCCATTAATTAAACTACATGACTATGTAACTTCTATGTTCACGGGCCGTGGCGGAGAGTTACTTACTCGCCGCGATATCGCTGACATTGGAAACCTTATCGGTGTCTGCGTAGTCTCTGGCAACGTTCGCCGTTCAGCAGAACTTCTTATGGGTCGACTTGATGATCAAGAGTTCCTTGACCTTAAGAACTACGAGAAGAACCCTGACCGCATGGCTTATGGCTGGATGTCTAACAACTCTGTAGAGGTATCTGTTGGACAGAACCTTGATGGCATCATCGAGGGCATCTCTCGCAATGGTGAGCCTGGAGTTATCTGGATGGATGTCTCTCGCCAGTATGGTCGACTTGCTGATCCGATCAATAACAAGGATTGGCGCATCGCTGGCTACAACCCATGCGCTGAGCAGTCTCTTGAATCTTATGAGTGTTGTACTTTGGTTGAGACTTACCTCAATCGTCACACTGATCTTGAGGATTTTAAGCGCACTCTTAAGTTTGCTTATCTTTATGCCAAGACTGTAACTCTTCTTCCTACTCACTGGGAAGAGACAAACGCAATCATGCAACGCAATCGCCGTATCGGTACATCTGTCTCTGGTGTTGCTAACTTTGCAGATACAAAGGGCTTGCCTGTACTTCGTCAGTGGATGGACTCTGGCTATGAAGTGATTAAGTCTTACGATAAGTCTTACTCTGAATGGCTCGGTATTCGTGAGTCAATCAAGATGACAACTGTTAAACCAAGTGGAACTGTCTCGATTCTTGCAGGAGAGAGCCCAGGAGTTCACTGGACTGTTGGTGGTGCTTTCTTCAATCGCGCTATCCGCTTTGCTAATGCTGATCCTATGCTTCCTCTTTTTAAGATGGCTAACTACCGAGTAGAGCCAGCAAATGAATCACCTGATACAACTTCTGTTGTGTTCTTCCCTGTAAAGAGTAAAGCACGCAGAAGTGAGAAGGATGTAAGTATCTACGAGAAGATGGCACTTGCTGCTACGGCTCAACGCTACTGGTCAGATAACTCTGTATCTGTCACTGTGTCTTTTGATCCAGCAACAGAGGCTTCATCTATTGGTACGGCTTTGCATATGTATGACGGACAACTTAAGACTGTCTCGTTCTTGCCTATGATGAGTGATGTATACCCACAGATGCCTTACACACAGATCACAGAAGAAGAGTATGAGCAGGCTCGCATGACTTTGATGCCTATTGACTTTGCTGGCGTTTATGCTGGTATGGCTTCTGATGCTATTGGTGAGGCTTACTGCACCACCGATGCCTGCGAAGTGAAGTTGATTAAAGACAACCAGTAAAGAATAAAGCCTAGGAAGCCTCACCTTGTGGTGGGGCTTCTTGCTTTGGTACTCCAGTTAATCTCCAGTCTGGCTTACTAGTGAGGTGCCATTTTCTACACTCGTTGCAGATGTATGCGCGACAAGGTAGTTGACCTTGCTTCCCTTGCGATATTGCACTCTTCCACATAAGGCTTAGTACTCGTTGCGCCTGTCTTTGTGTTACATAGACTTTCTTATTCTTGCACTGCATCGCTCTCCCCTTCGAGGCATTCTTGATCATGCTTTATTAAATGTTTTTTTGGGTTCTTTAGATAGGCAACCTTTGTATCTTCTGCCTGATTAATCGTTTTGATAGTTACTGCGTATAGCGGTAGGTCACATCGATCGCAGATTAACATGATGTGTTGGTCATCAATTCGCCAGCCTATCTTGACCAGATGCTTCCAGAATAACTCTTCGAACTCGCTCTTGGTAAGGCTATTGGCTTTTGATACTTGGCTATAGAAATCTTCTTTGGAATACTGGTGTGGCTTTGCATGGTACGGCAACTCGTCTTGCACCCATGAGCCTTTTACTTTGCTCTCTACCTCTTGGCGTTTTCTTTTCCACTCGTAGTAATTGTTATCGCCTGTACTTGGCATCTTATGCTCCATTTCTATGAGATGCCCCTCTTTCGAGGGGCTCTCGTGCTCCTGCTATTGCTTCTTCTTAGGCTTTGCCTTTGACTTGTGTACCTTTGATGTGGCTTTGTATGGGTACTTCATTAGCCAGTACTGCACTACCGAAGTATTGGTTCCATGCCATGCACTCCAATCTCTGCCTGCGTTGCTCATGTGATAAGCAATTTGGGCATTGGTCACAGGATTTAGCAGTTGAGCGTTGTACGCTAAACCGAAGTAGGTTCGTCTATCTGCGCCCATTGAACCCAGCATATTGATCTGGAATAAGCCATAGGAGTGATCTCCTGTATGGACATTTCCATTGTAATCAAGCGCATTTCCATGTGATTCTTTCATGGCTACCGCCCACGCATACTTCAAGGATTGACCCTTGAATCCGACCGCGCTTAGCAGAGTGACCAGATCCTTCGGTGGAAGGACTGTGGCATTCTGAAACCGCTTCAAGATGAGCGTCTGGGCTTCTGCCTTACTAGGGGCTATGGCTGGGGCTGAGAGCCCTAGCATGACCGCCAGTATTACTGCTGATACTGAGATAGTTCCCAACATCACCCGTATTTTTGATATTGCTTTCATAGTTTCATCACTCCATAAAGTCATTGGCAAGTTCTCCTGCCGTTGACTGCTGGTGACGGAGGCGGTGTAAGTACCGCTCCGTAGTCTTAATTGACTGGTGACCTAGTCTCTCTTTGACCTCATGTACATCTACCCCATTTTTTAGTAACTGGGTAGCGTTGGCATGACGGAGATCGTGAGTTCTAGGAGTCCAGCCAATTCCTGATTTGGCTATTGCTTTGTTCCATGTGTTTCTCCATACTCCACGCGGTAAGTGGCTTGTTTCGTAGGTCATGGTCTGCCTACCCTCAGCCTTGCCCTTAGCCTTCCGATACTCTCGTCTCGTCTGGCTACAGGCTTGGCATCGGCAACCCCCATGGGTATAGGAGTAGAGCGTTCCATGCTTGAAGCGTTTTCCCCCTAGGGCGTACTGCCCCAGAGTATCCTGCTCGCGTGAAGGTTCTAGTTTACCTGCCGTTAATACTATCGAGATCGGGAAGAGCAGGTCATCTTTCCGCAGCGAATTAGCAAGGACATAGTCCTGAATCTCTTGTAATAGGGCTTTAGAGAGGGTTACAGAGCGTTTTCTGCCTGACTTGGTGGCATCGATCACCTTGAATCGCTCCCCAGAATTGTAGGATTTGCCCAATTCGCTCACTCTTCTCTGGATAAATACTTCCCCAGAGTTGAAGTCGAAGTCCTTGACCCGAAGTTCTGTAGCCTCACCAAAGCGAGCCCCAGAGAGCACGAGCATCTTGGCAAGTAACTTCGCGCCGTCAGTGGCCATGTATGAAAGTATCTTCTTAAACTCGGCAGGCTCAAGGACACTATGCAGATCTGGCTGGTTGACCTTGACCTTGATGCCATGGGTGGGATTGACCGAGATCTCCTCACTCTCCACGAGAGAGGCGAAGGCTGACCCTAGGCACGCCTTGACCTGACCCAGAGTTGCTGGCTTGACCCCCTCTAGCCTGAGGTCATTAAGTAACTTTCGAATCTGGCGGGTGGAGATGGAAGTTACTTGGTTTGAGCCTAGGCGATCTCGAACATAAGTTCGAAAGGTCATGGCGTAGTTCTTCTTAGTGATTGGCATGAGATCAGCCGTATTGAGCCACTTGTCGAAGTAATCAGATAGGCTGGAATCAGCCTCAGAAGGCTCGCTAACGCCCAGAACCTCAGCACGCATACCCGAAGTCTCAGCCTGAGCATAGGAATCCCATGTGCCAGCAGAAAGCCGTTTGCCGTTGACTCGATAATAGGCGGTAAACCGCTTACCGCGTTGTACTACATAAGCCATAATCCACCCCCTCAGAGTGTGTTACTGGAAAGTAACCTTACTCACCAGTAGGAAGTTAGTCAAATAAAAACCCCAGACCAAGATCTGGGGCAATGCTTGGGGTATCAAATTGCATAGAGAACCCAGAACAGAGGACTTACTGGTCGGCGTTGCCGTTCCAGAAGTCGGGATTGTAGGACTTATTGATTGGGTCATTAATGAGATCAGCCCAATCACAGATGCAGTCCAAGCGGTTGCTTGAACAGTTAGGACAACGATAACGATCTCCCCTAAAGAGATCTTCTAAGTAAATGGTCACTATTCCTCCTAGTGACTTGGGGCGTAGTCTGGCTACGATTCCACAACAGATTTAGACAATGCCTACATCGTTATACCTCCACTACCTGAGTGGTGATGAGATCGTAGGCATCAGTGAATGCCTCCACGATCGTGACACCACTGCCTACTGCTACAGTCTTTTCCCTCTTGTCGGTGAGATTGACCACGATGCGATCAGACATAACTGTTACATCAATCTCGTACTTACTAGCACTTCTTGCCATATTAGTTTCCCTTGCTCTCTCGTTTGGTTATCCATGTATCGATCGTTGACTTACTCCAGAGGGGCTTATTGCCGATCTGTAGATCTGGCTCTGGAAGGGTGTTTCGCTTTCGATGCCTGTATATCGTGTCGTACTTGAGTCCCGACAATTTTGCGATGTCGGTATATGTAAGCCATTCGCTCATGCTTTAGTACTCTCCTAAGATTGATCTTCATCGGTTGTATCTCGCTTATCTATGTATTCTAGAAATTGATCTAAGATCTTTGTTAGATCATCTACTGAGTGCTCGGTGAACCCAAGCAAGATCTCGATCACTTTCATGAGCCCCCAGATAATCATCTCTGGCTCTATGTCATTCTCTGAGAGAACGCGATCGAGATGATCGTTGGCTAGGTACTCCTTGATCTCTGGCGGTAATCCGTCTGGTCGCTCTGCCTCTACCTTGAAGCCACGAGCCACCTTGATAAACTCACTAGCGATCAAGATTGATTTGCGTAGTTCTAGTGCTTCTTGGTTCATGTATTACCCCTTACCTTTGCAGTTAAAACATATCCACATAACATTCTCTTGATTGTGTTCAATAAACTTTCCAGAAGTAATTAGCCCCTGTTGATTGCATTGATCGCAGGTATCTAATTGATCTGGTGTTACTTTGATTAGTTCTACATAGCCCATTACGCCACCTTTCCTGTCTTTACATATTTGTGTAAGTAATCTTTATTTTTCTTGCTGGTTCTGATTTTGTGGCAGTAAGCGCATCGCACTACACATTTGCCGATCTCCTTCTGCAATTTGATCAGTGGAATACCTTCTTGAATGCCGAGAGAGATGTCGAATGACTTGCGCCCTCTGACATGGTCGAAGTCGAGCCCTCTGATGTCTGCGTTGCCACAGTCCACGCATGGGTTCTCTGACTTGTACTCAGCGATGTACGCCTGCAGTACTGCACGCCTCTTTGACTTGGCGATCTTTGTCTGCTTGATCATGACCTTGTGGTTGTCGGTGTAGTGATCGTAACTCGACTTCTTCTGGCACGATCTGCACTGGGTCTGCAGTTTGTCTGGTCTGGCACTGTTGCGGTTGAAGAGATGTCTGCCCTTGTAGCGATTGCACTTGAAGCATCGCTTAGTTGTCTTTGACTTCATCACGCCACCTTTCGTTTATTTCTGGATACATAGACTGAGGAGACATATGTATCTCCGTAGTACATCTTGCCTCCCCATATTCCGTAGAGATAGGGCTGGCTTTGGGCATACTCAGCGCACTGATTGAGTAGCGGACACTGTCTGCAGATCTTGATTGCAGTCTGAATGTCTCTTCGAATCTCGAAGTTGTTATTGGGGAAGAATACCTCTGGGTCTACTTGAGCACAGAGTTGCGTTCCGTCATATGGCGATTGCACTTAATAGCCTCCTAAACAGTCCTTACCTTTGGTGTGGAGTGGTAATGCCTCCTGCATCTTATAGAGCGTTGGTGCGTAGAGCATGACTCCGCAGGCAGAGCATTGGAATGTCCATTCGTCTGCCCCGAAGTCATGCTGGAAGCCTTTATCGTTCATTGTTTGCTCCTTAGGTCTGTACAGAAGTGCTCGGTAACACCTGACTCGTTGCGTTGCTCCCAGACCTTCTGGGCATCTTGTAACGAGTCGAATCTACCTTCAAGATCGAGATCACGATCTTTGCGTGTGCGCTTGCATGAGCAGTTAGTTGCATGCAGCACCCACCTGCCGTCATTGGTGTTGAGGAATAGATCAATCATCTTCTGACTCCTCATCGATTGACTGACCGACTTCTGATGCAATTTCCTGCAGAGTTTCACCGAAGCGTTCGAGATCGATTGCCTCATACGAATCTTGCTCTGCAACTATGTCAGTCCATTGATCATCGGTGAGAGTTACTTCTGCATACTGCTCGACTGTTGCCTTATCCCAGTACGCCACGATGATCTGATCATCTGGCTTGAGATCTCGATTTAACTGCTCGATTAAATCTCTGACCTTCATCTCATGCTCCTATCTGTACGAAGTTGTGTGCTTGTGTCTCGATGAGATCGCCTTCTATTACAGAGATCTCCGAGAGATTGAGTACCTTGTACTTCATGGTGTGTGGGTTGCTGGGAGTCGTGTAGCCCACGATGAACCTGCGACCTTGAGTTCCTACAACTATGCCGTTGCGTAATCTGCCATGCGCCCGAATCCAGACCCAGTCATTGACCTTGAGGTTATAGGGCTGAGTAACTGTATTACCCCACACTAGATTTCCTGCTAACTCATTCAAAATCGACTTATGATCGAGAAGAGTCGCTTCAATATCGATGCGCTTCTTTGCCTTACTCGTGGTCTGCTTATGTGAGTTGGTGGTGTAGTTATCCACGATGAAGCGATCACTGCCCCAGAGATGATTGAGTACTGCTGGCTCGACATCGAGATCTCGAATGCGCCATGCATAGGCTGAGTAGGTTGTCTCGGTCTGCCACTCAGCACGATCTGGTAGAGACTTCACTTCATCATCAGTAAACCTGACACAG